TTGCCTTTAGCTCTCATAGTCATTTTGCCACCACGCATACCGCCTTTAGTAGTCATCTTACCACCACGCATACCACCTTTGGTTTTCATCATGCGTTTTGTGTTTTTACCACCAGCCATACCGCCTTTGGCTCTCATCATAATTTTTTTACCTGCAGCATATCCTTTATTTTCCATAGGAGTATCGCTAGTCATTTTAGTATTCATACCCATACTAAACATTCTTTTAACATATTGTTTATTAGATTCAGCTCCCATCTCAGTTGTTTTTGGTTGTCTGCCACCAGACATTCCACCTTTAGGTTTCATTTTCATAATTAGTTCCTTTATTTTTTAGCTACAGTTTTTTTCTTAGCTGTAGTTTTTTTAGTTGTTTTTTTCTTAATTGGTTTTTTACCACCAACATAAGCTTCGTTTATATCTGGAGTAGATAAGTCATCACCGATAAGTTGTCCTTTTTCGTTTCTTGCTCTATCTCCATTCATTTCAGCACATTTGCGTTCTGCATCTTCTAAATCTGGGTCTGGACCAAATATTGGTCTATAGATACCATCTTCGTTAAGATATAACACTTTGTATTGTGGTGGAAATTCACCAGTTTCTGAAATTACATAATCTTTACTTTTTGCCATAATTAATTCCTATTAATCAGAGTATACTTTTGTCATCTCTAAAGTAATAGAGTAAGTATCTCCTGAAGAGTGTCCTTTAGTGGTAAATAAAATATCTCCATTTTTACCACTACCTGCGTTATTTGGAAGTCCGCCAAAATCTTTAAAGTCCATATGTCCATTACTACTTTCAGCAAGTTCTACTAATAAAACATTAGTAGTAGCATTTAAAAATAGTTGAACAGACATACCAACAATAGCATGGCTAATACGAGTTACTCTAACTTCTGAACAGGATATACCTGCTGCATTAGAAGTTAAAGCAGACACATCTACCTTAGCTACTGCTGATTCTCCTGTGCCATCGCTGACATTAGTAAACTTCATAACACAATTTCTTTCACCATCAATAATAGTTTGTGATGTTACTGCGTCTGCCATAATTTACTCCCTACGCTATTTGAGTGTATTCAATAATAAACGTGAAAGAACCTGCGGTTGTAGCATCTACTGTGTTAGTGATATTACAGAAAATAGTTCTTTCGGTGTCTGTATATTGAACAGAAGCTGGAGCTGTTGTTCCATCTTGAGTTTGTAGAACTAAACTGGTTATAGTTACATTGTGAGCAACAACAGTTGTGCCACCATCAAGTATCTCATCAGTCTGAGCTGCAACAATTTGTGCACCTGAAGATGATGTACCTACTTCGTAACCAATATCACCTGTTCCAATAACGGGAGCAGTATCACAAAATATTTTTATATCAGTAATGATTGTGTTTGCTGGTTGAGTAAATTCACCTATAGATGGAGAATCTCCTGCTGTAGTATTTACTGTTACACCAGTTGCAAAGCCAACGTGCTTTACATATTTATCTGTAACAATACCTGTAGATGCAATAGTTGCTACATCTGAAACTGCACCTGTGCTTGAATTTTTTGAAATGACCTTGAATCCGCCTTCGGCTCTTACTGGTCCATTAAAAGTTGTGTTAGCCATAATTTTCTCCTAAAAGAAATAATCTATCATCTCGGCAAGTGTCTGCTAGGTCAGTTGATAGACAAGTTAATAAAATACCTAGATTTATAATATACCATAAAAAAAAGGGGAGCGTATGCTCCCCTTAACAGTTCTTACGAACTACCTGGTGAACCAAAGATACCTAGTGGGTCAGATACACCGAAAGAATATCTTTCTCTCGCTTTATATCTAACATTACCAGTATCAAAGTCTCCATCCATAGTAGTAGTCATAGGAGCTCTAACAAAATGCTTCATTCCGTCAGGAACATCAGTAGTGATAAAGAAAGCATTAGTATCAGTTAAATAATGATTAACTGAATAGCCTTCTGGAATCACTCCATTAGTTTTGACTGCATTTATGTCATTGTCAGCAGTTCCTACTCTGTAGTCACTTTGTAACAATCTAGTTGCTACAAACTGCAAGTCAGAAGGAATAATAAGCTTCCTAGCTTTTGCTGCAATTTTTAGACCTCTTTCATCTGTCCACTTGCCTATTTGAATGATTGCATCTTCTAAAGATGTTTCATTTAAATCTGCTGCTACAGATGGTCTATTACTATTAGTACCGCCACTTACAAGTGGGTGAGCTGTGCTAAACAAAGCAACGCCGTCCCCTGAAGAAAAAGTAGTTGAGAATCCATTGTTTAATGGAAACGCTGCTTTTACTTGTTTTGTATAAGACATAGCTCTTGCTAATGCTTTAGTATATCTAGCTGATACAGATACATAGAGGTTATCCTCCATAGCTTCTTCTGTAATGCTGAATCCTAAACCAATAGTTTCATGCGTATATCTAGCGACAAAAGATTCTTGTGCAGTATCATAATTGATAGCTGAACCTTCATCTTTGACTGGAGCTGCTCCGAAACCAGATAACTTCAATTCTTCTTCAAAACTTCTTTCAGAATTTTCAGTTACATAGATTTCTTCATGCTCGTTCTCATAACGATTATATTCTTCGCCGAATAATGCGTTAAGACCAGGTAAGAGTTGTTTTAACTCGTTAGCTCTTGAAATAGCTGCCATAATTTACTCCTTAACCTATACCTGTTGTATTTAACAACTGGTGTCCGACATTAAACATTACTAATACATCAGTAAATGAATCACCAACTGCACTATCTGGTCCATCTACAAAGTCAACGACTTTAAGTGGTAGTGTATTGGTGGTATTTGCTGTATTACCATCGACTGCGTTTTTACTTGTACCTATTGCTGTACTTCCTGCAGTTTGCACAACAGCACAATTCTTGCCAAGATCGTCTTGTCCAAGAGTTTCGTCTGATTGCATTTGCATTAGTATAAATGGGTCCGAAGCAACATACGCAACAATATCATCTGCAGCAGTTGAAGCTGGATAATATTGATTTGGTGTGAATTGACCTGTTGTTGGGTCTGTATAAGCACAACCAAGGAATACACCAATAGGTGTTAAAGATGTTGTACCAGTGTCTTTTTGGACAGTGGTATTAGGGTTATCATCACCCCACTTTACAAAATCTCCAAAGAATATGTCTGTGCCATATGCATTTTTAATTTTGTAATGTGTTACTTTTCCTTGATAAGGGCTTCCAACTACAGTACCAACTGGTCTTGCTCCATGCGGAGCTGCACTTGATGCCATAATTTTCTCCTAAAAAAAAATTAAATTAATATAACAAGATACTATGAATCTTTACCAAATGTTGTTCTTGATTTTCTTTCAAATACTTGTTTGGTAGCCATTCTTGAATCTTGATCCTTAAAATAAGTGTTATCTACAGATTCCATTTGAGACTCTGCTAAATTAGAAAAATATTCGTCTCTAGCTTTTGCCTTTTCTAATGGCATCTTACATAACAGTTGTCCACCAATCTCAACATTACCTTTCTTTGACCACTCAGAATTATGGTCCATCATATGAATCTGTAGTTCTGGATGATCCTCTAATCTACAAGGCTGCCATCCTTCTCTAAGTTTTCTTGATACATTAGGATTATCAGCATTACCTAAAAGGCTTGTTCTGATATACCTAAATACCCATCCTTCTTGTGGTTCAGGGTTTGGTAAGTTTGATGGATTTTCCCAACTTTGAATACGCTGGGAAGCCTCTCGGCTCTCTATCTCCCTAGGGGTACGCTCTGCTGATTCTTGTTCAGCATTAATATTATCTTGATTATCAGGTAAATCTGACATCTTAGTTCTCCTTTAAAAGTTGATTTGCATACTGCTCAGGCGTTATATTAAGTCGCTTTGCGAGGGCAACTTGGCTCTGTGTCAGATGAATTTTGCGAGGGGTTTTACTGCTATTCCTCGTAGCAGGTGCGACAGGATTGATTACCTGCCTTCTTGGTGTTTCTACAACTTGATCTGCTTCCACAGATTGTTGTTGTGCTACACCAAAGAAACTTGGAAATTGTTGTTTCATTTTTGCGTCAACCTCAGAATAATACTTCTGTGAGTTTTTTTCAGGGTCTACGCCATTTGCTTGTAATGATTGGTCTATATACATAGCATATGATGTCATCTCTTTATGTATTGGCTCACTACCCATAAACCAAGGATTTTTCTTAGACCATACATCCATATCTGGATCAATTTGTTGTTGAGGTTGTTGTATTTGTGGCTCTACATATTCAGATGCAACTTGATTTTGTAAATTTTGTGCATAACTACCTGCTTGTTGTTCAGCTAAGGTAGCTTGTGCTAATTCAGCCTGTGATGCAGCCATTTCTTCTGCATTACCTTCTTCATAAGCTTTTTTAAATTTTTCTTGTGCGTTATATCTTGCCCATTGTGCATTATTAAGTGCCTGTTGATTTAATACATCGCCACCTTGATTAACTATACTTTGTAATTTTTGATTTTCAGACATCAAGGTTTTTAAAACCTTTGTAGCTTCTTTTGATTCTCTTAAAGCTTGTTCTTTTGCTCTACGTTCTTCGTGATACTCATATTTTATTTGGTTAATTCTTTTACCAGCTCTATCACTTACTTCAGAAATTTCTTTATCTAAGGCATCATCATCTACAGAATCTTCTGTAGTTTCAACTTTAGGTTCT